AATGGCGTCATATTCTCCAAAAGTGCCGTACCATTTAGGTATATATCCGCTGAACTAAATGATAGCTTATCTTCTTCAATGACACCACCTTGTGCAGTGTAGCCAAAAAACAAACTCTTTACTGGGTGATTAAAGGAAGAAATATCCAAAGTTGTTTTTGGTATTTGAATTCTGTCTTTAATTTGCTGGACCTGTGTGATGACAAGATCCATTGGAGTATTGACAAATTTGTTTCTCTCTTCGGTATCTAAAAAGATATAGTTACCGTAGCATTTGACACCCGAAACATTTTGATTTGCAAAATTTATTCTGACTTCAACTTCGTGAAATTGAAGTGCCACGAGTGGAAGGAACATGTCATTGTCACAAAAGAAGAAGTGTAAAGGAATGAACATGTTGTTGGCTTGAGACGTCTTATTCAAAATTTCTTGCGCCTTTACAAAATTCTCTGCGAGATAGTTTTGCCAGATGTCTGAAATGAAATCATATGGATGGGAATCTACTTTGACACCCCCAATATAAAGATCTATAACTGCTCCATCAAACTTTGTGAGTAAATCGATACCCTCAAACCACACGGCATTTACCAAATCACCCCAGACTGGAATAACTATCGAGTTGTCTTTTGTCGTTATTTCCTTTATAAGCCTTGGTGCTTGAGCAAAATTTGTATGTCTCTTATACTTCATACTGAATAGTGACATACCTGTTTCACTCGTTATATAAACATCTTGTGCGCCCTTGGAGGCGAGTTGAACCAATGCACCAGACATTTATTTATTGTTCAGATTATAAAAATAGACACTTTCCCTGAGGGAAGTCTGGCTTTTCCTCGGTGTCAACCTTACCATGAATCTTAAAACCACCTTGTTTATACACCTTTAGACGTTTGTAATACATTGCGGTAAATATGGACCATGGATCGTGTATATCATAAATAACTGGGTGGTTCTTTTTACCCTTCGTCTCTCGCATAATTCGACCAATACTTTGTGTAATATCTGACTTGGGTGTGGCTAAAATAACCGTATCAAGGGTTGGGATATCAAGACCTTCGTGCGCTTGACTAAATGTAGCAAAAATAATCTTCTTTTTCGATGAAGCCTGAAGATCAGCTTCTTTCATTCCGCCCATGTAGAGTCCCGAAGTCTTTGGAAAGCATTGGTGAAGCATCTCACAGTGCCATCGTCTATCACTGAGAACGAGGAGTTGTCTTGATCCCGCCGAAGCCTTTTTCACAAGTTCTACAATCATTTGATTTCTTTTTCTATCTTCAACAACCTCTGTGACCATATTTGGCATAGACAATTTCCCAAACTTTGTACAAGGTGGTGGATTTCTATAGTTGAAGCACTCGTATGTAATTGTAAAAACTTCAACTTGATCTTGATTCTTTCTCTCGACTGCAAAGAACGTGGGGCCCATAAACCAATGGAGTACCTTTGTGAGGCCATCTTTCCTTTCCGGTGTCGCCGAGAGACCAAAGATATGTTTGGGGCACATCTTGAAAAGTGACTGGGAAAAGACTTTGGCACATATATGATGCGCTTCATCAACGATAAGAGTTCCAACGCTATCAAAATCGCTGAAAGAGTATTCCTTTAGGGAGAGAGACTGGAGCATCGCAATAATAAAATCACAATCAGTCTCCTTTTTGTCTTGCTGAACTATACCAATAGTAGCACCTGGACAGAATTGTTGGATTCTTTCCTTCCATTGATCGGCGAGAAATTGTTTGTGTACTACAATCATTGTACGGTATCCCAATTTACAAGCTATCGCCAAGGATACGGTGGTCTTGCCATACCCGCATGGGAGTGAGAGAACTCCATGACCCGCATTAAGAGCCGCAGCAAGTGCGGCGTTCTGATGTGTGGCATCTCTGAGTTGTCCAACAAATTTAGCGTTTGATCTGACTGGTTCTGGGCGTCTGTCCTCCTTGGGATCTCCAAGTTTACCAGTTCCGTAGAATCTTGGAACGCAGACTCCATTCTTAGCTGTTCTAAAAACCTTGAAAGGTGGTGGAGGAAATCCATAGTCGCTATTGACCTGTGGTCTTACTGTGAGTTCCTTTTTAATTTCTTGAATTGGTCCCTCGGTGACGAGATACCCTGTCCGTGTCAGCATTAATATATTAAAGGATTGAAACTTTATATAACTAAATGCCAACTCTTGACGTAGACGAGAACATTAAGAAGATCCAAGAATCAATTGAAACGACATACCAAGAGCTTCATCGCCTTCAAGGAAGTCTCCGCGTGTTTTTGGGATTCAAAGAAGCTGGTTTGAAGGAAATTGACATCCCAGAAAAGACCGGAGAGGAAGAAGTCAAGGAAGCGAAGTAATGGACACAAGTTTCCAAGCGTAGCCACTATATTCACCAACATTCCAAACACCCGCGAAGTCCAAGCTGACTTCAACTTCATCACCCTTTATAAGAGACTGCACCGGACGACCTTTTACGTCACACATCACTCTCCTATATCGGAATGGAACTTTAACAGTAAGAACCCTGCCATCAAGTGGATTATCTATATGACCATTTTTTATGAGATGAGACTTATTTGTGTGCATTCGACCGATGATTTGTGAACAATTTTCAGGAATGACCAAACGAATATACTTTTTCTCGTTATGGTCATACATGGGTTCATATACATTTGCTACAAACTTCATCGATTCCTATTTATGTATAATAAAATCAAAACTATAAGCGACAACAAAACAATAGTTAAAACATCTGTGATGAGTCTCGGGCGAAGGGGCTCTTCCGTTTTAAATAGAGAATGACTCAAAGTTTTAGATACTTCGACGGAGGCTTCTATACTTGAAAATGGTGTTTTTCTGGGAGACATCATACCACACATAGCAACTTTGGAGCACTTACCAAAGAAAGGAAGTTGACCATGGAGACTGAGAACACCCGAAGATTGTGTGAATGTCCAATGATCTTCCACCCATTCAGATCCCCAACCAATCCTCACATTTTTTGGTGGTGGTAAACCGAGGTCTTGTATGACCCGCGCTTTTATAGTCTCTGGTGGCGTCTTTAAAATTTCCTCTGTCAAGTTGCATATCACACAAGATACAGTCTTACCATCTGAGAGGACAACTGGTTGGAGGTCCCATTCTGTATTTGCAGCAATTTCGAGATCGTCACCCAATTTTATTGGTGTATCGTAGTCTAGTAAAACATTGATACAACCGTAAGTGCTACTTCTTACCTTTTTGTCGGCATCTGGACCCCAGTTGTCACCCAAGAACTTGAGCGCCGGGCTATTGTCAACACACAAAAATAGAAGACCATCGTTAATCATTTCACCGTCTTTGAATGTGGCTTCAAATGTATCTTCACCATACTTTACCTCTACGAGTTCTCGGTTAAATGAAAGATTGATCCCAGCCTTGAGAACCGCATTTTCCATCATATCACACATAACCTTTCCAGAAACCTTTTGTGTATATTGCTTAGACATACCGACATAGTCAAAATTCTTGACAAATTCATAGGCGGACATCACATCCCAAGTGACACCGTCCATAATGAGTGGAAGGTGTTCGACAAATGGTCGACCACTTGGAGACAGTTCACCTACCGCATCCTTAAGGGATACACTTCTGTACTTTTCAGGTTGTGAAAGTACGCGCGTGGCAAGGGAGGCCAATCGACCATAGTCTTTCACGTTTAGTGATTTGTACATAAACTTGTAAATGTCTTTTTCGACTGGTTCAAAGATGTCATTCCATTCTATTTTCATTTCTTTTAACAATTGTTGGGTATTCACGAAAGCACGGTCAAAAACAATCCGATGTGCGTGGAGATCTCTCACTTCTTCAGATGGTTCCCACCAAGATCCACCTGCGGAAGGTTTTCTATCATAAATAGTAATTTCGTGATTACCAACTTTACGTATCTCCCACGCGAGGGACATACCAGTTGGGCCGGCGCCGACGATATGAATCTTCATTCTACTTTTATATTACATTTTTAAATCAATCCAGATTCCTTGCGCTCTTCTGGTGTCTTAATGGCATACATCGCAGCGAGGAAAATCACCGTGGAAATAAGTGCGTATTCAATGTCTTGAGTGGCACTGAAAGCAATCAACATTAGGGACATGAAACGAAAGGTTTGGCTGTTGAAGGCAGTCTTAAGATTCTTTGGAATCTTGATCGCGTTACCAGAGAACAAACCTTGATACAATATGATCAAAGTAAAAAGGATTGGCTGTGCTCTTATGACCTTTTCAGTCTTGTTACTGAATGGTCCAAGAAAGGAAGACAACTTTTGCATTTATAGTAACCTAAGATATTTTTTGACAGTTAAAAAATAAAAAGTATCTATACAGTAGGATGCTATGCGTAGCCAGTCAGAAACCAATAGGTAAAGTCTCGGTACCAAGTCAAAAAGCGAAAACTTGGAAGTTTGCCGCCAAATTTATTTGGAAAAAGACTTTTGTAAAAAATAAAGTTGAACTGGGTCAATGGACAAAGGATGAACTCCTAGATCTAGGTCCAACTTTTGTAAAATTAGGACAAATCGCTTCTACGAGAGCGGATCTATACCCACCTGAATTTACACAACAATTGGAATCACTACAAGACAATGTCCCTCCCGTGGAATACGATGTTGTAAAACAGATTGTAAATTTGAACTACTTTGAAGAGTTCGAACCTGTACCATTTAAATCGGCGAGTATTGGTCAAGTACATCGCGCCAAACTCAAAAATGGAAAAGATGTCATAGTCAAAGTCAAGAGACCTGACATCTATAACATCATGAAATCTGACACAGACAACATCAAAGACATTGTGCGTTTTTTGGAAAAGGTTGGAGTTGATACTGGAAATAGTTCTGAGTTCGTACTCAATGAATCCATTGACTACCTTTTGGGTGAATCTGACTATCGTCAAGAAATTGAGAACGCAACCAGGTTTCGCAAAGATATGAAAGATGTCAAATGGATCAAAGTTCCAAAAGTTTATAAGGAATACTGTACCGATGACACGATTGTCATGGAATATGTTGAATCTGAAAAACTTACAGAACTTTCAAACCCAAATGTGAATAAGAAGAAGATTTGCGAAGGACTCATAAACTCTTATGTCATTCAAACTATGGACAAGGGGTTCTTCCACGCAGATCCACACCCAGGTAATTTGGGATTCACACCAAATGGAAAGTTGGTATTCTATGACTTTGGACTCTTAATAAACTTGTCCGAAGAACTTCGAAATGGTTTCAAACAACTTTTTAATTGTATCATTAATAAGGATACAAAGGGAATCGTTGAAGTTTTGGTCGCCCTCAAGGTCATCATACCTATGACATCGGATCTCACAGATATTGAAATCTTTTTTGAATCAATTTTGGCATATCTGGAGACCCTCGATGCATCAAACATAATAAATGATGATATCGCACTACAGCTCGCGGCTGAAAAGCCATTTGTTGTACCATCAAGCTTTGTATATTTAGCAAAGACTTTCTCTATAATTGAGGGTATCTGTGTTCAACTTGATCCAAAGTTTAACTACTTTACATATCTGGAACCCATGATCAAACAACAATTCGCGGAAGCAATTGACATACAAGAAGCTCTCATGAAGACCGCGGAAATGCCGAGTAAAATACGAAATATAAGTAAAGCTGTTTTGGGTTTGGAGAAATCCAAAGCAGCCATGAAAAGATCTATGTCTAAGACTAGACAGGAAATTCGTATGGTGCAGTACAGTATAGTGAGTGCGTTAATGGCCCATCAGTTTGATGACACACCATTAGCATTTGCTTTTGTGCTAAGCACTGTATGGTTTGCGTTTAGTTCAAGAAAATGACGAGAATATATTGAAAGCTATTGTAATTCTACCACCAACTTTTATCGGTTTAACCATATGTTCCAATCTGGGCGAAAAAATTATGACTGTTCCCTCCTTTATTTCTTCCGCTTTTGACGTATCAAATGATACAAAGTCCAAAGCTGGGCCAAATGGTATAGGGTTTTTGTCTGTAAATAATATAGATGCCTTTTCATTTTCATCATTTAGTATGTATATAATGGAAAGTGATGGGTGATATAATTTATCGTTTATTTTAATTGGATAGGCACTGTGTTCATGCATCTCCTGAAAATCATTTACATCATATTTATTGTACCAGTATGATTGAATAAATGAATCACCTAGATACAATTCTCCACCACTCTCTTCTATCATCTGTTCTACAGGCTTCCATACAAGTTTATCATAATCATCTTCGTCTAAAAAATCTACAGCTTTTCTTATATTTGATGTTACATTACATGCAAAATTATGTTTACTTCCACTGAGACTCTCTATTTTGGGCAAATATTTGGATTTTATTTCTTTGTGATTATCTACTTTTGTCCAAAATACATAGTGTGACGGAAATTCAAAATGTGGCATATAGCAATAAATATAAACTTACCTTTAAATTAATCGAAGAAAAAACACATAGCATATCTAAAACCTTTTGTAACTGGAAGAACGCCATGTAAATGATGATCCCCACTATAAGACAGCATATCACCTTGATCGTAATCTACTATAGGTAATTTTTTGAACTTATTCAAAAATTCCTGCTTTACACGAGGTGTTTTGTAGTTTATGTACCTATTTTCCTTTGTAGTTTTACAATCAAATAAATACAGTTCGCCACCTTCACAGTCTTTTTTAGATGATATAAGAAACGATACAGTTCTTCTATTTTCATCGAGATGAATTGGTAATACGAAACGTTCATTTGGTGTATATCTTCTCAAAAAGACATAACCCGGTGGGTTTGGTTCGTATTTTTTAATGTGAACTTTATAAATGTTATTACATATATCCCACAATTCTTTATTTAGAACTGGTTCACCTTCTTTGTCATCGTATATATCTATTTGATTTGCTTGTTCTCCATCTACTTCGTCTAGGTAATTGTCGAGTTTATATTTATGCGAAACTTTTATGACATTTTCACATAAATCTTTACTTAGTACATTTTTGTGTATTGTATACGTATTATCTTTCTTATTAGTTAATAAGTATATAATACAAATTATGATTATTATAAAAGGTAATATCATATCTATATTTAGTTTTCAAAAAAATCGATCGCAACTTCTTCCTTCTTTTGGGAACCCTTCGCACCCTGGAAGAAATCTTGGTGTTGCTTGAAGATATCCTTCGCGCGTCGTTCTTCGTCGCGGGCAATATCCTTAAACTTGTCACCAATTCTGGCAAGATCGTCCTGGCGTTGCTTTTTCATCTTTTTGCCGAACTTCTTGAAACGCTTGGTGCTTGCAGCGAAAGTAGTAGAGGTCGTTAGAGAGAACATCTTGTTTGTTGTAATCTAAGGACATTTAATTTTTAAGCGTTTCAATTTTTCTTCAAATTCTCTACGTTCCCCTGGCGATTCAATTGGCTTTCCAGTGCTTAGAGCTTCGATTTCGGGACCTGTCAAGTGCATAGCATTTACACGGAAATCCTTGAAAGCTTCCATCGTGATGGGAACTAACGGTTCAACTAAATCATAAATAGCGTTTGCATAGTCTCGAATCTCCTTCTGTGCGTGTTCATCCATACGAAGATGAAGATAATGCATCAAATTGTGAAGATTGATCTTCCAATAGAATTCTGTATATGTACACTGTGGAAGGTTGCCTCTCGCCTGCTCCCGACATACCCCCTCTTCTAGGAGGCTTTCATATAAATCAAAAGAATGTTCTAAGTGTTCATCAATTTGTCTAGTTTTCTCTTCGTGTATTTCTACAACTCCCTCGGACCCCTGGTTATTTACTTTAGACTGACCTCGTAAAACTCCTGGGTTGTAGTACTGTTTCGGTACGACGGAGTAGCGGGCGGAGAGCTCATTGACGGAGGCTGTTCTATGTCGAAAGTGTTGTCTTGCAATGTAGAGGGGCATTTTGATGTGGAACTTGAATTCCACCATTTCAAAGGGTGTAGTGTGCCAATGCCGAAGCAAGTATCTGAGGAGCCCCCGGTCTCCTCGGGAAGTTTTTGTTCCGTCACCATATGAGACTCTGGCAGCTTGTACGATTGACGTGTCCAGATCTTGTCTCGGCATGTGATCAACCAGTCGCACAAATCCGTGATCCAGGACATCTTTCTGTGACATTTTATAATTTTAGTTCCCCTCAAATCCTTAATTAACATTCGTTATATTTCAAAAATTAATCAATTGATATAAAATAGATGACGCGAATTATTATATTTGGATTTCCTCATTGTGGAACAAGTATACTAAAATCTATAATTGGTCACATAGATGATGTAGAAGAACACATCAAGGAAACGTCTACTATTCCACCTGTTAATGGTAATAAAAAGTTTGCAGTCTGTAAATTCCCATTTACAAGAAACTGTTTTTTTTCAAAACAATACAAGGATTACATAAAAATATTCATAATTAGAAATCCTTTATATGTATATTCATCTCTCAACAAAAGAATGAATTATAAAATACAAAGTAATCACAGTATAGATGCTTATATTCAAACGATGAAAATGTTTATAAATTGTGAGAAGGAAAAAATGGAAAATGTTTATACGATACGATATGAGGATATGTTTGACAACAATTATGAAAAATTAAGGGAAATATTTGATTCGATTGGGTTTGAATATGATGATAGTATATTTGATAATTCAAAATATGAAAATAAGATAGTTACGGGTGTAAAATTACCAAATACAAAACCTAAAAATACAGACCATGGTTTATATAGAACATGGCAAATTAATCAACCTTTTGTATTTAATAACATACCTTCAAAACTAGACTTGACAGAGAAACAAAAAACCGAACTTTTGAAAAGTGAAATTATATCTACTATTTACCCAAATCTGCAACAAGATCTCCAATATCTCTGTAGTACCTCTTGAGATCTTTCATAAAGCGTTTATTGTTCTCGAGACATTCACATTCTGGTTTGTTGAGGTAAATCCAAGCAAGATTTGACTTTGAATACTTTGTTCTCTTTTGATTTTCATTGGGTTTCCTTGGCACTAATTTTGTAGACTTCTTGGGCTTGGTGGAAGCTTTAACTTCTACACGATTTACGTAACTGAGAGCCTGCATCACGGTGTCTGCGAGATCGTCTTTCTTCTTAGACTTGAGGAATGTATCTAACCAGTGTGCATTTACTTCATCACTTCGAATGAACTCTTCACATCTCTCAATTGAAACTTTCTTTCTTTTGAGATACTGTGACTTCCCAGGACCAGCCACGTCTGGAATCTTGTGACGCGCGTCATAAATTATCGTTTCCGCCGTGGGATTCTTAATGATAAAGTATGCATGAAGGAAGTGCATGACGGATACCATTTTCTTATTGCGATCAGGTTGTTTCTCGATGAGAACCGTGCTTGCGTCTAGGACCCAAGGTCTCTCATCTAAGTGTTTTCTCAAGGAAACATAGATACCGTCTTTATGTTCGGGTGGAACGCCTGAGACGTCCCATTCTACGACGAGATTGGATGTTTCGTTGAGTAAGCACATGGCTAAATTCCTAATACCGACATCGATACTAAGAATCATTAAGTTAAAGGATCTTTATATCTTTAAATTAAATTTTAGAACCAGCCTTGTTGGCCAAACCCTGGCCCGCCGGAGACATACCAAACGCCAAGAGGGCGCCACAGCACACACAAGACACGATACCCGAAACAATGGAGGCCCCGGTACCACCCTTGAAAGCGGCACCGACACCTTCGCCGATACCTTTTGCACCCTGGGCAACAGCTTCACCCGCACCTTGGGTTTCTTGGCTGGTTGCGGCATCGAGTTCTTTCTTCAATTTTTGAGCGCTTTCATCTTTGTTGATAATTTGGGTAATTTTACTACCAAGTTGTTCAGCTACAAATTTAATTTGAGCATCTTGACCAATTTTACAACTGGTTTCCTTAACTTTTTTCATAAGTTCGAGTGGTGGTTGAACACCCAATTCCTTGTACACACTGAGACCAAGTGGATCGATGATAAGATTTTCCGTAACAAGTTTTTGTTTGTTAATTACTTTTGCAGAAAGTTTGTTGAGGGTTTCTGATGTAATATTTTTTGTTATTTTATTCTTAATGTTAGTCTTTGCTTCGGATGTGCGTTTAGAAAAGTTTGGTATTGGATTCATGAATCCAGATTTTTGTTTGACGGAATCTTTAGCCTTTTGTTCAACGTCGTTTATGACCTTGTTGAGTAGATCTTGTGTAGATTTTTCATCAAACTTTTGCAAAACTTTGATATCAGCATTGATTTTTTGAGATACGTCCAAGTTACAGTAAGCCTTTACTCCTTTAATTTGCATATCTTGAACCGTGATCACAGATGCGGCTACAGCATTTTCACTTTTGGATAGAGCATTAAAAGTTGACTCATTAACAACATTGGTTTCTACGACCGTTTTGGATTTAGAAGCTCCCATCCTGGTATATTTGAAATATGTCCAGAAAAAAAATATGATATAAATTTAAATGAAGAATAGACTCAACCAGGCGATGCTCATTCTTGCGATTGTGATTGTACTCTCCTGGCTTTACGTCAGACGAACATCAACCAAGCGTATCGAAAAGTATGAAATGGACAAGTCCCAAATTATGCAACACCTGACAAGTGAAAGTGAAATTGATTCCATCCTGGTGATGACGGCTGCTGCTAAGTTGACAGAAGATGAAGCGAAGATCCAGAAGGCATATGATCTTGCCGAATCACAGGAAAGAGAAGAACTTGTTGAATTATTTGAAACCTTGTAAAAAACCTTAGTATATGTTAAATGAAGATTAAGCGTAATCAGGTCCTCCTCCTACTTGTGGTTGTTATCGTCGGTATATGGTTATACAGGCGACGATATGAAACATATGATGTGTCCCAAAGCAAAGAAGCTCTCATCGAATATATCCAAGGGACGACAGAACCGGATGCTATATTCGTTATGCAGTCTGTCAGTGAAATGACCAAGGACAAGAATTTGATAGATCAAATTTTTGAAGAAGCCGATAAGGGTGATCTTGCCGATAAGGTGAAATTAGCCGACCTTATAAAAAAAATATAAGTATATTTAAACATGCCTTGGGCAGTAGCAGCAGCCTGGAAAAGTGGTGATGATTATCACAGAACTCGGGGTTGTCATGAAACACACGACGGTCGGGCGTATGGTAATTGGTTTGGGAATTGCAGGGGGGACTTTTGGGAGGGCAAGCACAAGGGGCGGGGTAGACGTACAAGATTCCACTGCGCAAGAGCGTGTGGCGGTAGAGTGCAGTACGCTCGTGGTGCAGGAGGGCATCCTTGCTCAGGAGCTAATTACATTACAGGAATACCCATAAATATTACTGGTCGTGACCACGTTGGATTGCGGGGGCAACTTGGTAATCCACCGGGAGCCTTTTGGTGCAGATTTACGGATAATCAGGGTACAATGATAGCCGCTTCTCGTAGAAGACAAAATACCGCTGGTGGAGTAGGTGGTAATAGTGTATACAATCAACTTTTATTTGGAACTAGATATGGCAAATACGTGGACGGTGGTTACTGTAGCAACGTTAATAGAATAAGTCACAAGGTTCACCACGACGGTAGAACATGTTACCAGATGCTCCAAGGTAAAGTTGGTGCAGCTGCAGCAAAAGTCAGAGCAATTCAATACTGTGAAAGAAACCGTACAGATCCAAAGTGTGCTTGTATTAATGTATCGGGTTCTGGTTTTATACAAAGATGTAAAAAGCATGGAAATTGGGCGGGTTGTAAAGACATTTTGAAAGGTATCAAAGACTTTGAAAAGATTGGAATGAGTTCTGCGTCTGGACTCTATGGCAACGCCGATTGTCTAGTTCCGGGTATATGCTCCGGTAATGTATATGAACCAAATACGAGATTAAGTTCCTGTGCAAATAAAATGGCTATTTGTAATCAAGTGATGAAACTTGACAACATCAAGGCTGCTTCAGGAATTAAGGCTGTTCAGGGGTGTAATATCAATTTTGAAGCTGAACAAAAGAAGAAAGATGCAGCCAAAGCCAAAGCCAAGGCCGATGCCAAGGCTAAGGCTGAAGCCGAGGCTAAAGCTAAAGCTAAAGCTGCAGCCGATGCCAAGGCCAAAGCCGCTGCGGATGCCAAAGCCGCTGCGGATGCCAAAGCCGCCGCGGCGGCTAAGAGTGCTGGGGGAAGAGCTCCAGCGGGTGCCGCAGTAGCGACTAAAACTAAGGGTGGTGGTGGTCTTCCAGGTGGCATCAGCCCAGTTCAGGGTGGTGTGGTTTCTTTCAGTCTTTTCTGTTGCTCCTTGATTATACTTCTAATTGTTCTCCGTATGGGAGGTAAGGGTAACAACAAATAAAAATATCTACTATTTATAAATGAAGTTGAACTTGAAAAAGATTCGAATCAATCAACTTGTAGTTTTTGTTATCGCGGTGATCTTGGCTCTCTACCTTATCAAATCTATTAGGAAGTCTGAAGATTATGAAGGTGATGCCGGTCCATCTCCATCTGACAAGCCTGAAATGCCAAAGATATCTCAGGATGAATTGAATGCTGTTTTGAAGTTTATTCGTAATTAATTTGATAAAAAGATAGTACCCTATATATATGATTTCCTATGTCTATGGTTTTCCTATATATAAGACAAAAGTCTCTGACAAAATTTTATTAAGGGAGGAGACAAAGAAAAATTTAGAAATTGGATATCTTTCCAAGTGGAAAGGAAATTGTCTAACAACTTCAACCGCGGATATAACAAAAGCCTTTAAATCTAAAATAGTTATTGATGAGATTACAAAACATGTGAATGATATGATTTTGAAATTGGGTCTGAATTTAAAAGTTAATATGATTGAGTGTTCAACTGAAAAATGTACAGAATGTAATGATATATGGGTAAATGTGTACACGAAAGGTCACGATCAGGAGACACACATACACACTGCAAATAGTGAAGACGAAAAAGAACCCATATTTAGTTTTGCATACTTTGCCGAATATAATCCAGAGACAGATAGTAAATTTATATTTGTGAATCCAGCACCCATTACACCTTGTAAAGAATTACAAAAGCTATCATGCTATAAACCAGAGATAATTCCAGATGTAGAAGAGGGGGATGTTTTAATATTTCCAAGTTTACTACCACATCGAGTGTCTACACACCAAAACGAAAAACCGCGTGTGACAATTTCGGGTAACTTTTATAAACAGACATATTAATGATAACATATATTTTTGGTTATCCGGTTTACATTGGTGACGTTGAAGATAATGAAATAATATACCAAGATGTAAAAAATTATGGAGAACTCAAAGAATCCATAGAATGGAACGCCGAATGTCTCACTTCCGCAGTTGATGGTCATGGTCATGATAATGTTTCACATTTCTCGTCACGAGTTTTGGAAGCACAAATTTTAAAGCATGCAAATTCCATGACAAAAATATTGGATTTGAATTTGGAACTAATTCTCGGTACATGTAATTGTTGTAAATCAGAAGATTATTGGATAAATTCATACAAAAAAGGGCATAAACAAGACATACATTGGCACCCAAACGTCGAAGGGGCAACTGATTTGTTATTTAGTTTTGTATACTTTTCAAAATATGATCCAGATAAAGATGCTAAACTTGTATTTGTAAATCCAGCTTCGCCAATCCCTTGTGAAGAATTAAAAAAACTACCATGCTTCCAAGATGAAATTATACCCGACATAAAGGAAGGGCAACTTATAATTTTTCCAAACATCATGTTACATTATGTTCAAGAACAGAATTCTGAAGGAATACGAACGACTATAGCAGGTAATCTATATGAGCAACTTAAAGAGTAAATAAAAAAATAAACTATGTCTTGGTGTTGGTGGTGCTGTCATTCATTCGAAGGTGAAGCCCTAGCCATGCCTTACAAATACGACGATCGTCGAAACAAATTTTATACAGCTGGCAATTTCTGCTCATGGAGTTGTATAAAATCATATGCGATAGATAAATATGGAACAAACAAGGGGGGTATGATATGCGGAAATATTGTACTCATGCGTCGAAAGATGTACAATCAAATTGGTCATGTTAAGCCTGCCCCAAATAGATTCAAATTAGATGTATTTGGTGGGGATCTCACGATTGAACAGTTTAGGGAAAATCAAACGAAGGATCTAGACAAACCACAAAAGGTTGAGACTGCACCGGTTGTAGATAACCTTATACCCATTATTTCAAACACAAAGAAGATGGATGAAATAAAGAATGCAAGTACAACTAACAATGCTCTAAAACTAAAGAGAAACAAACCCCTAAAGAGAAATCACAACAATTTGGAATCGGCATTAGGTCTAGTTATTACGCCTAAATCCTAACATTCTACTTTGTTTGTTAGTTGGTATTGACGGTGGTAAATTTTCTGATTTTTCACTATGGACCCACTTGGATCCATCGTGTGCCGACCATTTAATACCCGCCTTTTCTATAGCTTTCCTACAGAGGACACACGGTAGTGAGTTGCCATGCCCATAACAGGTCTTGCGCTCAACTATGAGTTCCCCGTATTTCCTATGTAGCCAACTTGAAAATTGATGTGGTTTATTACCCTTTTTCAAACAGTCTCGAAAAAGCTTCTTAATGAGTCTCCTCTCTGCACACGATATACAGTTACTTTGTGCCTTCACTGGCTTCTTTGTCATATAACTTTCAACTATGTAATATGCCATCACTCTTCACAGTTGTTACACGTCTGTCCCGGGTAAACGAATGCGCACTTCTCACACTCGTTAAGAATGATGACGTTCTTTTTTTTCGGGACAAGGCCTTTTGAAAATCTATCTAGTTCTTTTATTGTATATAGACCGTAATTAATCATTACCTCCAAAGGAGGAAATTTCATTCTATTACTTAGACGTTTCAAATCCTTATCTTACTTTCCCTTCATGCAGCAGCTAAAGAGTTTACCAATAGCCTGCTTAGCCTTGAGCATACCGGCGAAACCATCAACCATAGCTGGAACCATGGACTTAAGGACGATTTCAAACTCACTGTCGTGTTCGGAGTCGCCATCAATTTCACCGATCAAGTGATTGAGGATGGCAATAACCAACTTCTTCTTTTGTGGACCTTCCAACTTATCAAACTTCGCGGCGTTAATCATCAACTTCGCGACAATTGGTGGAATGTCTTCCTTTTGGAGTCCGTCACCGAGGTACTCCCGCTTAATATCTTCAACCATAGTGATGACGCTCTTGGCATCAATCTTTCCTGAGAACTTTTCCAAAATTGTATCCATTTTATAATGTTGGCATAGATTAAAAATGGACGCGAATAACCTGGTTGCCGCGTTTGCATTTGGTATAGGATTCATTCAGATGTATCAAGACTACATGAAGTCTGACACTTTGACACCAGAAGCCAAGGGTTCCGTGCTTTTGAGTCTCATTGCAAGCTCTCTTTGGCTTATTTACCAATCTCGTAAATACGGTATGAACTTTACGGTAGCATACACGTCGGTGGGTCTTATACTTCAACTTTATATTCTAAACAAGATCTTGGTTAAAGAGAATAAGAAAGAACAGAATAAGAAACAATGATTTCACTTTCAAGACAATCAACTATTATTCCTAACAGGACTATTCCCAAGAGAAAAACAAGACACTGTGTAGCTCATGCAAAAATCAGGGATTATCCAAAATTTGCAGAAGCTGTAAATGGTAGAGTTGCCATGTACGGTATGGTTATGGGCTCTACAAATTGGGCTCTATTTGACTTAAATGTTATTGATCAACTGTACTACCCACCGACAGCAGCTCTCACTGCAGCCACAAGTGCGATGGTAATCTACACTATGGCGGATACAGCGAACAAGGTTTCGGAAGAGACTTTTGAGCGCTATGCTGCCAGAGACTATGGTCGAGTTGCAATGTTTGTAATGACTGGTATGATTCTAGCGAGCTTGTTATAATTTAATTTCTTCCGGTAAACTTTCATATACTTCTGGAGGTGTATCAACGAGTTTATATTTCCCATCTGTCATCAACCCCTTTTCAATAAATTCCTTGAACATACTCGCATTCTTATTTTGAGAACTTTCATCATGACAATGCGCAAAGTTATATATTTTATTGGCGACAAACTCTTCGTCCCCAAATGAAGAAAGATGCCAACCCGCACTCTTGTAAAATGGCACCCTCCACCTATTATTTCTGAGGTGTTGTGGTGTAGTTTGATTCAAAACGCGACGTTTCGTAAGCACTGTACCAAACCATGGTTCTTGTTCTTGTATATATTTGAAGTTGTATTGAAATGCAATCATATTGAAAGAGCATACATCAACATTATCTGGAATTTGAATATAATCTTTGTCCGGGATTTCGTCTACATCGGAAATCATGACAAGGGCTTCATCATCGATACCTTCCAAACCACGGACGATACAATTACGTTGGTGGTTTTCGCGAGACCAAGGATTTTTGTCTGTGGGGTTATCTTCGACAACAATATGTATTATTTTATCCAACCACTCTGAAAACATTTCCCTATTCTTTTCAAAAAGTAACTCTTTTGGTTCACCGCGATGTGTGACAGTTGATTCTACGAGAACAAACTTATCAACGGCTGGTGATAGATATCGAAGTCTCTTTTTCAAAATATCAAATTCATTGTAGAATGTGAAACAATCCACAATCATTTACTTTTAAACCCATCTTTTCCTTAAATGCTTAAAACAATAGTTCGATTCTATTTTAGAATGACCGAATACGAAAAGAAATTTATCAAGATTTGTGAACAATTGAAAACATATTTGATCCCATATAAAACAAACTTGAAGAAGATTCGTATCGGGGATGATGCAGATGGTGGTTATGTTTTGAGTGACTTGGACAACTACGATGCATTATATAGTTATGGTTCAAATGACCAAACAAGCTTCGAAAGAGAATTTTACGACAAGTACAAGAAAGAAAGTTATGTATACGATCATACAATTGATGGTATCACGGATAAACCCGACTACATCCACTTTTTCAAGGAAGGTGTCGCACCAGTGACAAGACCAAACATGGATACCATTGACAATCATATAATCCGAAATGGTCACACTGAATGCAAGAATTTATTGGGGCAGATTGACATTGAAGGTCACGAATGGTTTTTGTTCAAAGATCTCAAATACATTAATAACTTTTCACAACTTATAATTGAATTTCATATTAATGCGGAACTTACACAATATGAACAACTTATCCATGACACTTTTCAAAAGTTAAACGAAAACTTTGTATGTACCCATATTCATGGTACAAATTGTCCACTCCAGCCATGGCTCGATGGAAATTTCCCCAGAGTTTTTGAAGTGACCTATGTGAGAAAGGATCTCATTGAATCAAAGGAAGTTGAACCAGGTGTGTTTCCAATCGAAGGCCTCGATTATCCCGGAGATCCAAAGCGTGTCGATCTACGCCTTGACTACTGGCACAACTTAAAAGATACATCGTATTGTGATGTAGATGTCAATACCCAAAGTAATTCATAAAATCATCATAGTCGATGATGGTAAGATGCCAAAGTTACCAGATGGTATGAAAACTTCGATTGAAAGTTTTTATCGTATGAATCCTGGTTACAAAATAAAATTCTATTCTGGGGATGATTGTGTTGAATATATCAAAAAGTATTTTGACGAGAACGTATTGAAAGTATACAAAGCTCTTAAACCGTATGCATTCAGATGTGATTTGATGAGACAACTCATATTATATAATGAAGGTGGTTGGTACTCCGACATAAGACAAGTGTGTCTAAAACCAATTGATGCACTCAACAATCTACAAAGAGAATATTACACATGTGTTGACAGCAAAATAAATCCAAATTGTATGTACAACGCTTTCATTGGATCTATCCCCAAACATCCAATATCAAAAAAGATGATTGATCTCATATTATGGAATGTAGAACACAAACACTACGGAATTGATTGTTTGTATGTGACTGGACCTGGTGCGTATATGAATGCATCAATTGATTACATCAAAAATAACCCCCAAAAATGTGTCATAGGACATCATACCCTCGATGAATACGTCGTCTTTAGCGATGTGAAATTTTTGAAATGTAAATATAATGACGCGAAGGGTGCGGACAACTCGGATTTACCTGGAACCAATGACTATGGTGATATGTGGAGAAAAGGGAATGTCTATTAAAAAATAAATACCAAGTATAATCAAGAAATGAGTGAGTCTCACGCAGAAATCAAAGATGCCTGTGATGGCATCGAAACTAAATTAGATGAAATTGCTGCGGATATCAGGGAAGTGCCATTTGATTATAAAATTGTTGAGAAATATGCAAATATTGATCAAGAAATTTATGATATTCATAAATGGTACGATAAATACAAGGAGATTGTAGCTGGATATGAAACTTATGTTCGAGAGAGGGAAGGTGTACTTGAACGCATTAAAGATCTAGAAAAGAAAACGAGATTTTTGAACCACGAAGTTCAAAATGTTAAATTACAAGCATCTTCTCGTGTCCAACGCGGAGTGTCGTATTCACAGTTACCTTGTACCCAGCATCCTTGAGATTTTTACAAAACGCAACATCCTCGGAGCATATATCACGTAACAACTTCCCATTTTCAGCTTCTATTTCGATGATTGGATAGCTAAAATATGGATACTTTAGATTTTCTATGACCCCCTTACGACACGCGAAAAATCCCATACCGTTATATGCGACTTGTATGTACTTATCTTTTAAACAAGGGTCGTCTGTTTTTATAAACTCAAATGTTCCATATTTTTTGAAGTATTCTATGTCCCATTCTTTGACAGCTGCATAATGCACGAGATCTGTCATTCTATATAGTCCCGATACAACTGGATGTTTATCGGTGTCTTCTATGAGTTCAATAACTTGTTCCGGGAGAAAGAACATATCAGAGTCTATTGTCAACCACACATCATAATCCAACTTACCGTCAAATGGAACTTGTGTGGCTCCTCGAAGGACGTCAAGACCAAGGGTTTTCATTCTAGAAAAAGATACAAAGCTTGAATATTCATTCATCATCACAACTTTGTATCCTCTTCGCGTGAGTTCAATTAGAGTTTGTGACCAATTTTTTAGGAATGACCCCGAATATTCGCGACCCGGTAGCGCTACTACAATGGTCTTCATTATATATCTAAACATTTAATACTTTAAGTACTTCATTTACAGCCGGGTGTCGTACGATGTCGTCATCATCCATTTCTACGTGTTCAATATATTCAAGATCTAAACCACCCATTTTGTAGATTAAATGATTGAGTCCATTATCTTCACCAAGGTCTGATTGTTCCAAGTCACCCGTAACAATCAGTTTTGTATTTTCACCAATGCGTGTGAGGAGCATTTTCATTTGGTTTGGAGTACTGTTTTGCATTTCATCTGCGATAATCACGGTGTTGTTGAACGTTCGACCGCGCATATAACCAAGTGGTTCAATGGCGATACATCTCTCCAATTGATTATGTGACAAGTACTTTTCAAATATATCAAACGCTGGTTTTGTCCAGGGTTCCATCTTCTTATCGATGTCCCCAGGAAGATATCCCATATCTTCGTCAGCTGCAACGATTGGTCTTGTTAAAATTACCTTACCCCTAAAAGATTTGTATATATGTTCAATACCAATTTGACAAGCTAACATAGTCTTCCCACTTCCAGCAGGCCCAGTCCCAACTATAATTGGTTTTTGCGACCTAAGTGCAAGCATATATTTGCATTGTCCAGCTGTTTTTGGAAACTCCATATGATATATTTAAAGTTTTTTTCCTTAAATATTTTAAGATGAATCAATTTCAATTTATCCAGATGAAACCAACCAAAGCTTATTTGAGTCTCATCGATCCACAAAAAAAGGCTAGGTTTATATGTTTTTCTAACAAGAATACAGCCGACACTTTTGTTGATTATGTAACTACCTTTAGATCTAAACATGGACACTGGCCAGTTTTGGATATGTCTCAAAAAATAAAAACCATAAAAAGTTTGACGGGTGTTAAAAAAAGAACACCCGAAGAATTGAAAGAATATTTATCGTATGAAACATTTGATTTTGAACAAATTGATGAAATGTCAAAGCGTACAAATGTCTCTTACCTTCACATCACGAATTTTACTTACATACCAAATGGTGAAGAAAACCAAATTGTAACTTTTTCTGGTCAAGAATGGGACGGTCATGCGGATGATCTTATGTATAGAGATCTTTTGGAGTTTAACTTAAAAATTAAGTGAGCTTTAGATTAAACAACAATGTGTGGCATTATTGCTCTGTTCGGCGAAGAGCGGGAAGTTCCGAAAGAACTCCTTTCTCATCGCGGTCCAGATGATTATCGTACAGAAAAGATGGGTAAGTGTCGAATGGACTTTTACCGCCTTGCCATCAATGACCTCACTGAAGCCGGAATGCAACCATTTGTAAGACCGAGGCGTATGTTTGTGTGTAATGGAGAAATTTACAATCATCGTTCTTTCCGAAGTGGAGAAGAAAAAAGTAAAAGTGATTGTGAAGTTGTTATGAATTTGATTCACACAATTGGAATTGAAAACACTGTCAAGTCTATTAACGGTGACTTTGCTATGGTTTACACTGATGGCAAACGTGTTTTGGCTGCACGAGATCCAGTTGGTGTTCGCCCAATGTTTTACACAAGGTATGCAAATGATTCTATTGCTTTTGCGAGTGAAGCAAAGGCCCTTCTATTTTTGGAGACCCGCATTGAAATCTTCCCACCTGGTCACTTCTATGATTCTCTCGTAAATGAATTTGTATGTTATCATACTGGTTATTGGAATGTGCATAAATTCAGTGCGAGTAAGAACCACGAAAACATTAGACATGCATTGGAAGAAGCCGTGCATACGAGACTTGATAATACTGATCGTGAGATTGGTTTCCTTCTCTCGGGTGGCTTGGATAGCAGTCTTATTGCCGCTATCGCCACACGGAAAATTGGTACAATTCGTACCTTTTCTATTGGTCTTGAAGGAAGTCCCGATCTTGAAGCTGCTCGGAAAGTTTCGGATTTCTTGGGGACAGATCACACCGAAGTTGCATTTACCGTGGAGGAAGGTCTTCGTTCAATTAGAGAAGTCATCAAGAGTTTGGAATCATACGATACCACAACCGTGAGAGCATCTACACCTATGTGGTTGTTATGCAAGTACATCAAGGAAAATACAGATTGTCGGTATATTTTCTCTGGTGAGGGGAGCGACGAAATTTTGGGTGGGTACCTCTACTTCCATAATGCACCGGGTGTTGATGAGTTTGCTTGTGAAAATATGAGACGTCTCAAACTCATTCATCAATTTGACGGTTTGCGTGCAGATAGATGCGCGGGTGCACATGGACTTGATCTCATTGTTCCTTTTTTGGACAAAAACTTTATTAATTGTTGCATGGAGATGAATCAAAAATTGAAAATGACAAAACTTGAGAAACAGGTTCTCCGAGAGGCATTCACGGGATATCTCCCCGATGAAGTACTTTGGCGACAAAAAGACGGGATGAGCGACGCTGTCGGAACAAATTGGGTGAGTGAGATCAGAAAGTATTATAACGAGACGATGAGTGATAAGATATTTGAGATTACACGGAATAGATGTACACATAATACACCTCTGACGAAGGAAGAGGCTTACTATCGAGAGTTATTTTGGATGCACTATGGAACCGACAACGACCACCTAATTTCAGAAATCTGGAGACCTAGGTGGACAAATATAACTGATCCAAGTGCACGGCTACTTATAGAAAAGAAACAATAGTATTATAAACTATGTCCATTTTTGTAAAAAATTTTGATTGTAAAAATGAAGAACACGTTATGTGGCTGAAGGAAGTTGGACAAGCTATGTCTAAATCTGTGGGTGGTGATCGTGTCGATCTTGCATCCATAGTTAACGCAAATCCTCTCAATGATTCCCCAAAGATGACAAACCCCGCTGACTGGGCATATATTCATTTCCAATTGGCTATGAAATATACAAATGCAGTTCTAAGCTGTGACGCGTTTGTTCCCTCCCAAAAATGATAAATATTCCTCTACTGTGAAATCTTGAGGATCCGAATTTTCGTCCATGCGTACAAGTAATATCGAACCACGTACAACTTCTTCATCAAACGGTGGAGGAAGTATATTCTTATTTAGAATTGTACCGTTTTGTGGTTTCATTATTACTACATCAAGTTCAGGCCACTGACCAATGAATGTTGGGGATCCAGAAAGTAAAATGAAAATCTGATTTTTTCTTGGATCTATGTCAAGGTCTACTTCCCTTATGTCTCCTCGTCGCTCTTTTATTAATACAGCAATCGTCATCTTGAAATCATTTGACAAAAAAATATTTGCGTTTATTAAATGAACAACGCACAAAAAGGTGCTTGGTTTGCAGTAGCTATTACGGTTGCACTTATTGCGATATTTGCTTCGATTCAGGTGGCGGAAAAGTACCGTGCACGTCAGTCGGATTACAGATATGGTTTTATTGACACAAACCCAATGCGCCGTACGGGTCAATTCTTTGACACTTGCTCGCCTGAAAATATGGCTGATTGCAAGAGAAACAATCCCTACGAAGGACTTCCACTGCCCTAAGTCAATTAAAAGTATTTGAAAATTATAGTATAAGAATGGAGAACCCTACGCGTCAGTTTGTTCTCGAACGCCTGTCAACTCTCCTCGAGATTCCAGAAACAGATACGATATGCATCAATCTCGAGAAAAGTATACTCAATTATTCGGTAAAAAGGTTTAGGGACTATGATGTCCCGGGGTGGGAAAACCACAAATTTGTTAACATTTACAAACACAAGTTTCTTCAACTACAATACAATCTTAGAAATTCACCGGTCCTCAAAAGATGGATTACCAGTAAAAAGTTGAAAACAAAAGATGTCATTGAATTGAGACCCGAGGAACTTTGGCCGGATGGACCGTATGCAAAAACAATGGAGGATCGAATTATCAAAGATCTTAGAAAGGCATATCTTGCAAATGAAGTTAAGAACCAAGAAGGGTTCTTCACGTGCAACAGATGCAAGTCTAAGAAGACTTCATACTATCAGTTACAAACAAGATCGGCAGATGAACCTATGACTACATTTGTGACTTGTCTCAATTGCGATAAGAATTGGAAGTGTTAATATAGTATTTCGAATCTGTCCAATCGGTTGGCATATCCCCAACCGAAAGAACAAAATTATAGCCTAGTTTCTTTTTCATAAGAGTTTTTGTTTGAGCACTCGTAAATCCCAAATAATCATATACAATCCCGTGTGACGCGAGTTGATTTATAGTATACTGGACTACCGAATGAAGGCCCGGTCTGGCGGTGATAATGACAATAATGTATCCTAACTTTTTCATTTTATGAAGCAAATCAATAATTGGTTCATTTCGTTGACCATTTGTAAAAATTAATGTATCGTCAATGTCAAACATCGCGGCATCGTGAATACCAACTTGACGATTCGTTAATAAGTCCATTAATGTTATTAAAGATTTAAATATCCGTTTAGAGAGACATGTTCGTTGATGTTAATTGTGAAGATGACACAATTCAGATTGCCGAACTCATACGCGATGAAAATACTCACGACGCTGAAGTAATATTTCTAAAGAGAATTAAGAGTAATTTGTATGAATTTGAAGATGATATCGTAGTTATTCCAAGAGAATCTATATGTGGTTGGTACGATGTCGAAACCCTTGAAGAAACCGGTATTTATGTAAAGAATGAAAATGGATATGAACTTGTTGATGACAGCGAAGATGAAGACTTTGTATGCTCCGAATCTGAAGAGTCTGAAAGTGAATCCCTTGTGGATGAAGATGATGATGAGGAGGCTTAAATAATATAACCTTTTAACTTGTATGGAGTGTCCGGTGTGTTACGCATCGAAGGCAAAATACAAACTCGTTTGTGAACATTCCTTTTGTTATCAATGCATTTCCCGTTGGTACCAAGAGTGTGGAAATAACACATGCCCTCTATGTCGCGAGAATATATCATTTGTATTGCACGATGACACACGTGAAGTGCATATACAATGTGCACCAAATTCAAGAATTGATGACTACGTAACTTTTCAAAAACTATTGGAAAAGCACAAAAACCACAGAATAAAAGACGTAGAGTACCTAAGACGTCAAGATTGGGTTGAGTGGGTAATAGAACATAGAGCTAAAAAACAAGTATATACAAAGTATACTTTCCATGGATTACAAGGAACCAAAGAAGCGTGTTACAAAGAACGACAAGAAGAACAAGAGAGACGTGTACTCTCAAAAGCATATAAGGATTAAATCTCAATTATTAGAAAAGCGACGAGATGAAAGTATTTTTTATGTGCACACACCCAAACCAGGGAACGGGGTATGCAAGAGTGGCAAATAAAATAACAAACTACCTCGCTGATATTCCAGGTGTTGAGGTTGTTTATTACGCATTTCAAAATTACCCGGGACAAGATATCAAAGACAGATTTATTGATCCACGGATAAAATTTTATGACGCACTTGAACTTGACGCAGAGTCTCCAAAGGGTTTTGGTGATAACGGAATAGTACCAACAATTATTGAAGAGAAACCGGACGTATTATTCTTGTATAATGATCTACCAGTTACATCTCTGATTTTGGAAAAGATTCCACCCGAGTATATGCCACCAAAGAAGTACGTGTATTTGGATATAGTATATCCCTGGGAGAATTTGTCATATTATGAAAAATTACGTCAATATAAACCAGATAAGATTTGGGTATTTCTGAATTGCTGGAAAACACACCTTGTCGAAGAACTTGGAT